TCTGTATTACCTTTCCACTTGTTGTTTGATAACAGTGATCACGTGCTAGGTATTTTAACTGTAAATCACAACATGGGGCAGTTCGCTAACGCGGTTACACTTTATGATGAAAACGGTCAAATCACCTTACCTGACTTTGTTAATATTGTTACGGTAAATCAATTAACAATAGACATATCAAGCTTTGGCGTTATTGCTGGCACTTGGGAAGTGGTCGTAGGATAAGGAGGTTTTAAAATGAGAATGGGTTTAATAAATGGTGTGCTTGTTAAAGTTATTTTGGGTACCCAAAATAATTTAGTAATCCAAGATACCGACATGGGCACTAATGGTAGTGTGCTGATGGTGGGTGCTGGAAATTATAATAATTTCACCAGCTCTGTTATTCTCGGCGCTCGATCCGCCTTCGTAGCCGCTGCAGGTACGTCCAATTTAGTCGCTATTGGTAGGCAGAATTATGAGAATTTTGTAGGTGGTGTGAGCGCAGGCAACGTAGGAATAGGCACTAGCGCTGCTAGATTTGTACTAATGGGAAATAACAGCGTCGTCATTGGCTCAAGTGCAGTTAACTCTGCGACGATCTTAAGTACTAGTGTAGTTATAGGTCAGCTTGCGGGATCTGGACCGGATGAATTAACAAACTGTATTATCTTAGGCAGAAACGCCGTAGGGCCATCGGGTGCAGTGCTTAACTATCTGAATATCGGTAATGTAATACAGGGTGACCTAAACGCTAACACAATTAATATTGGTGGAGCGGATAACACTAAGCCTACCAATACAGAACTAAGCTTATCACTTGATAGCATAACTCAAGTATTTAAAACTAACGTGATATTAACGGCGGTGGAATCTGGGTTAACACCTGTCGATGGCACTATCCATTATAATAGTGATTTAGAAGTTTATCGTGGTGTAGAAGATGGTGTTGTTAAAACCTTTGTTACTACTGCTGCTGCTAGCAGTGTGGAGGCGTACCCGTCTGGCTATATATCCTGGCCTAACGGACCAGTTAGAACAAATGATAATGTTATAACGCTGCAAGCTCCTTTTGATGCGCGTGATCCAACGAATACTTTTAATTTTGAAATCACATCAAATATAACGGCTAGCTTGATAGTTGATGGAGTTGGCGGAATTGCTACGGCGCAATTTCCAGCGACCGCGAATACTCTTTACCACTTGCGCGTCGTGGGCGATTCGACAGGCGTTAACGCTGATAATGTTGATTTTATAGAGGCTGGAACTTCTCCGGTATTGCCAGCCGGTTTTGACAGGTCTTTAATTTTATATCCAGCAGTTTATGTTGATAATGGTACGATATTATCTACATCTACATTTACAGTAGTTGGTAATTCCATAAGAATGTATCTTGGATTAGACCAAACTGATTCCCAAATACTTCCTGCTGGTAATGATATTGTTGCAACACTTGTTGATGCTTCTGAATTTGTAGCTGTTGGGCAAAAGCAAATAGTGTCATTATTTTATAATTATACCACTGCATCAAATGCTAATGAATTTGCGGCTATATCGATAAACCAAACTTTATTAAACAGAACGAATAGAATTAAGCCCGGTGTGGCAACACAAACACGCGGCTTAATTGACGTTGCTGTGTCAGACGTTGCAACTTTTAATTATCTTACAACTTCAGCAAGTGACATTCTAGATCTATCTGTTAATTATGTCACTAGTAGCATGAGGTTTTAATCATGGCTTTTGAAATGTCGGAGAAAGAACAGGACTATCTAATACGTGTTTTTATAAGAAATCCGGGGGAGTATGCCCGGATAATTGAAGTATTGATTTTTAAAATACAGACAGGGCAAGTGAACACTGATTTACCCAAGCAGTGGAAAGCGGCTCTGCAACTGCAAGCGGATATAGTTAATCAAATTAAAAAAGATAATCCATTGCAAGAAGGCGAACAGAATAAAACTAGCATATCAACGGCGGACGTATTTAGCAAATGAAAAGCAAAGCAGTTTTAAACTTATTAACAGTGAGCGATGATTAATGCCGAATGTAGACGCGAATTTACCAAAGGGTTTAAGCGGTTTAGTTGATTTACCAAAACAACGCGAACAGCTTTTAAATCTTTTTTTTAATGGAAAAGGGATAATTCGGCGTCCTGGTGTTTCTACTTTTACGGACTCTGAAACGGTACCTGTACCCGTAGAGGGTGAAGGCATAACAAGGGGAGCTGTTAAGTGGGTTAACCCTGGCACATTGACAGAAGAGTGGTATCAGGTTAGTGCTGAGAGTTTTATAAAATTAGAAGAGGATGGAACCAAAACAGTTTATACCCCAAGTATTCCAGGTACCACTCGCGTGATTTTTGCAAAGACAGTTGATTTTTTAGTATTGATAACAGTTGGTGGAAACACAGCTTTTTATTTTGATGGTACAACATTAACAGCTTTTGCAACTTTACCGGCTAGCGGTTTTAGGGATGTCAGCGTATCTGAAAACTTTTTTCTTTACGTGACTTTCAATGGCTCAAATATTCAAGTATCCGCTGATACAACAGCCGAGATAAACACCCCTGATATTGTGCTAGGCGTGTTTAATCCGGAAGATCTACCAGATAAAACCACTGGTATATTTAACGACAATGGCGATATTTTCATTGGTGGAACTGAATCATTCCAGCTCTTTAGATTCGATGGCAGTATTGCTTCACCTGGAATTCCTTTTGCTAAAGTTAAGGGAGGTACAGAACCTACAGGGTATGTAGCAGGTAAAACCCCATATAAGGGAACTTTCGCTTTTCTTGGGCAGCCGACAGGTGAAGCATTTGGTTTCTTTGTTAAGACTCAAGGTGATTCTGAAGAAATTTCAAACGATGCAGTTTTTGAAATATTAAATAATGAATACACTGTTGCAGAGCTTCAGGATTGCGTAGGCTTTCGAATTTTTTGGAAAAAGGTAGAGATTGTATTATTTACTTTAGCTCGTCACACTTTTGGATTTGCAGAAGGTAATTGGTCTTTGTGGCAAACGGGGGTGCTAGCTCAAAGTGGTACTGCTAATTGGCGAGCTGCTTACCCCATATTTGTTTATGGTAAGTACCGTGTTGGGGATACTCAGAATTCAAGACTGGGTGTACTCTCCAATGTCTATAAAGAGTTTGACGATAGTGATATAACCGCCAATTTGATTGAATGGCGAATGAGGAGTTTTATCATATTCAACCCTGATACCTTTTTCCAACTTAATTACATTGAGTTGGATTGTTTGTCTGGAACGGGTGAGATTGATCTTGATGTACAACCTGAAGAAATTGTTGGGGTTATTGGTTTAACTTTGAGCAAAGATGGGCAGATTTTTGAGCGAGATAATGAGATGGTCCGATCGCTGGGGGATCTTGGTAAATATCAAACACGTGTCAGATTTTCGGAATATGGTGGCTTAGGAACTTATGAGAAATTTCTAGGCTATGAGTTGCGAGGAACTGCACCAGTCAACTTTTCACTTGAGGCGCTAGATTTTGGCAACGACCAGTAACCCAAAACACGGCGAAAATATAACCGCTGAAGATCTACCAACACGTCAATTTAGACGGTATTTGGATGAAATAGAGACAAGTATCAGTGCGCTTGACATAGCTTTGACTGCATTGTCAACACCTAACGCGGTAACTGCTGACTTTACAGATGAAACGAGTACAATAAATACTACTTTTAAGTTTCTACCAAAATTTAATACCACACTCGGAAAGCCATATTTTCCAACTGATAACGGCATTAATGATGCTTGGGTAGATTCAGACGGACTTAATCCCTTAACCCCTGTTTAGAGGCACTCACGATGGGCAATTTTATATCAAGGTCAGTTGATCGCTTCACGGGGCGGAGTGGCTCACAGGCCGCTTCACAAGCTGCGTTAGTACAGGAAAATGCACTAACTGCCGGTCAAAAGATTGTTACAGATGAGTTTGGTAGATTCAAAGAAGAACTTGCACCTCTTCAGGATTTTGGGGAGGGTCAATTTGATATTGCTCAACAGCTTCAAGAATTGGGATTCGATCAACAGCAAGTTGGTGCGATCCTCCAACAGTTCGGTCAAGGTGAACAAGAATTTGGAAAAGAGTTCCGAACCGGTGGAATTGATCGACAAGAACAAGGTTTTGGCCAAATTGATGAGTTAAGCGATCGAGCAACCCCAGGCGGTTTTGTTGATGCCCTTTCGACTCTGAGATCAGATCCCTCTATTTCCGGGCTGATAAATCAGCGTGAACAAGATATAAGCAGACGATTTAAGAGTCTTGGCTTGGGTCGATCCAGTGATTTAGTCCGTGAACAGGCTAATTTACCTTTCGAATTTTTAGCGGGCTTGGAAAGCACACTGTTTAATCGAGGACGCGATATTGCTGGATTCAATGTGAGTGCTGGGGGTGGAAATATTG